CCAATTCATAATATCTAATATGTCTATCCTACTCAGCAAAGCACCAGACTTCTTGTTTAGAATTTGAACGATAGCTGTAAAGGCTTTAGCGAGGGGAACATCACCGCTTGAGATCCATCCATATCCGCTGAGTCTTTGCCCTGCTGGTCTGAGCTGTGAGAGATCAAGTATGAACTTTGAAGCTTTCCCTTTGAATGCCAGAATTTTACCGATAGACTTTGCCCATGCTTCAGCGGAGTCTCCAACTGTAAGTGACCAAGCCCCATTATCGAAAGTCTCTTTGTTTCCTTCATGCCCTCCCTTCTTAATTCTTCTTGAATGGATGACTTGCACATCTTTGATTGGGGATGTGAAACCCGATAGTGTTCCGACAACAGGTGTGAATCCCACGCCACATCCCTGCAACAAGAGCCATAAAGAGTCAACCACATCATGTATAGTCTCCAATTTTAAGTGAGCACAATTGAACTGACTCGCTTCTCTACGTCTAGCTACCTCAGTTCCTCCCAACCACAATGTTCTACCACTTACACACACCTTACGATCAAGCATGAGCTGACGTAATTCTTTTAGTTCTGCGCTGATCTCTGTATACTCAGGGGTCTCTGGCTTACCTAAAGCTCTATCCCATAGCCACCCCTGATGATGTATAACACGATCTACGGTTTGTTCCCATGTTTCAAACGTATCTCCAGAAGCATCCAGAGGTCTGTTATAAGTTCTTCTGGTAATAATGTCAGCTCTTACTGATTTCATACACACTCCTCCAGTACTGGGGGTTTATAATTTTTACCTTTCATAACTTTACCTGAGTCATCCTTGGTAATTGGGAACTTACTCATGTTTGACTTGTGTACCAAGTCATAGGCTTTCAGAAAGTCCATTCCAAATGAGACTGCTGTACCTTCAATAACATATACCACATCACACATCTCCTTTAAAAAATCCTGCATAAGAACATGACGTTCCTCTGTATCCAGTTTACCTTCTAATGTCAGACCAACTTCAGCGAGCTCTTGAACTTCCTCAAAGATTAACTTCATACGAAATTCAAGAAGCTCTTTGCTGAAAGGTTGGTCTACTGCCAGCTCCATTTTCTCATGGAACTCTCTAACTTTTTTCATTGTAATAAAATTCCTTCATCATTTCTAAACATTTAATGGCTTTGTTTAGGTCTTCTACACCATTCTTATCCTTGTGCCTAACCACATACTTAACAACGCTACCTACATCCATACCCAACTGATTCTCAATAATAAAAGTCCAAGGGTCTATCTTATACTTGGCATAATATTTGGGTCTGATTCCTGTATTACCTCCATTCCATTGATCGTTCAACTCATCTTTCATTAAGGATTCCATAAAATAACCTCCTCTTTTCCAAAGTTATAATCACTAGCTCTTAGTATTCTAGCTACTCTAGCTTGAGTTAAAGCATCATCTTCATCCAACCCTGCATTAACAAAGGCTTCTAAAACTGTTTCCCAAGTTGCTCCTTTCTCTTTGAGAAGAATGTCAGCTCTTTTCTTTCCTATACCGGGGCAACCTTTGTAGTTGTCTATAGAGTCTCCAGTTAAAGTCTGGTGAAAGAACTGGAAGTCTGCATCCTCCTTGTTAATTTTTAGTACCTCCTCAGTATCAATATTATAGTATTCACATGGGATTGTCAACATATCTTTATCTATGGATATGATTACAGGTCTCATGTTCTTGGTATAACTGGTAGCAAGAACCCCCAAGGCATCATCAGCTTCACAATTGTCGAGGACAAAAGAATTGTAAGCCTTCTTTAAAAATGTTTCAAGATGATTATACCCAAGAGGTTTCTTACTACCTTTTCTGTTAGCTTTATATTCTGGAAAAATTTTTCGTCTAAAATTATTAGTCCTGTCAGAGAAACAGATAGTAATATCTTCTCTATCCTTTATGTCAAACTTCTTGATCCAGTATTCTACGGTGTTCTTTGATTGGAATTCCAGTTCTTTAAGATTAGTAGCAGTAGTGACAATGTCATCATCCCATTGTACTTCTGTTTGAACTGCCCAACAAGTTCTGTATGTAAGAATGTCTCCGTCTATTAATAATTTCGTATTGCCCATCTAGTCCTCCTTCTTCTGAATGAATTTTATAGTGACAGTTTTCACAAACATAAACACATTTGAATATTTCCTTAAACAGTTTCATCTTATTCCTACCACCCACCATTGTAAATATATTTCCCTTCTTTCTCTTGGCATCTACATGGTGAAAGTGTAAAGTCTTTGTAGGATTCCTGAAGTTACAAGTCTCACAAGTAAAATCTTTTAACCAACATAAGAAAGACCTTCGGATATTATTATTAAACTTCAAGTATTGCAGTCGATCTTTCCCGGTACTCTTGTATGGATTGATACCCGACTTACCCATAAGTAAGTGAGAGTCTTTCTCCATGAATACTATTAATGCCTTGGTATCTCTAATGGGTTTCAGCCCAAGTCTTTCCAACTTTCGCAGTTGCGGAAAGTGGGCAACCAAATTCAAAGAATTCACCTGCAGTTTGGATCGCTCTCTCAGCTTCTCTGACAATGTCGCTTGCATATTTATCACTCACCTCAATTTGAAATTCATCATGGATATTAGCTACAAACTCATAGTCTTGCCCTGCTTTCAAGCCTCTGAACTTGAGCTTCTCATCAAGTATAACCAACGCTTTCTTCATAAGTACTGCTCCTGCAGATTGGAGTAGAGTATTAAGAGCACTATGCTCTGACCTAATGTGTAACTTTCTACCATCCAACCCTATCAGATAACCTCTCCTTCTGTATGTCTCCTTTACTTTAGTGGTTAATGTTTGAAGTCCTGTAACATTCTTAAGAAACCTCTGCCTTGAAGCTCTGCCTGACTTAGATCCTTTACCCAAGATCAACCCAAGTTTCCTATCTCCAGCTCCATAGATAAAAGCATAGAACCATGTCTTAGCAGTATCACGGTTGTCAATACTCAAGGCTTTCATGTTAATAGAATGGATGTCAGTACCCTTCTTCTTGTCTCCTGATACTGCAGCTCTGACATACTTCCCCTTATCATATCGACTCATGTATCCAGCTAATGCTCTAAGCTCCAATCCATCTGCATCTACTCCTACTAGCTTCTTACCGCAACTTACTGTAAATAAACTCCTGCACTCTTTACCATAAGGACTGTATGAGGCAGGAACTTGCGCTATGTTAGGATAAGAATGGGTACACCTACCTGTAACTGCACCATTAGTATTAACCCTACCATGCAGTCTTCCATCTTTCTCCAGTTTAAGCCAAGCATTGTCACCTTCAGCTAACTGGGAGACTCTCTTACTGATTAGAAAATGTTTCTTTAACTCCTGACAATTAGGAAACCTGAGTTTACTCAAGATAGATTCGTTTACTTCTGGTTTCCCACTTGGAGTGAAAGAGTTAGGAAGCCACCCATATAACTTCTGCAATCTAGACGATATGTGGTCTCTGGAGTTTGGGTTAAATTCCACACTTTTAATTTTAGTAAAGCTTGCTCCACTAGTGTAGCCTCTTTTCTTGTTATCCTTCTTTGGAGTAAACTCTCCCTCGCTGACATACCAGCTGCCGAATGAAGACCGTAGTTTTTCAGCCAACTTTTCTTTATCTTTAAGAAGATCAACATAGAGTTCTTGTCCTTTCTTTACGTTAAAGGTAAAGCCATATTGTTCCTGTCTTGCCATGATCTTGGCAAACTTGAATTCCAAATCAATAGCATCCTGACTGTACTCCTGATCCATGAAGTGATAGTACAGATCCATAGCCACATTTACGTCTTGCTGACAGTACAATGCCATCTCATCAGAGAACTCAGACCAGTCAGAGGTTTCACCATAGTCACCTTTAAGATTACCATGTCTTAAACCCCAAGCTTTAAGGCTATGGCTTCCCCATAGTTTAGACTCAAGTTTTTTACTCTTGGCATCCAACTCCTTCAAGTCAGTATGGATTAACCTTGACATTACTAGAGTATCTACGATCTCTGTATTCTTACTTGGAGTCCACCCTAAAACTTTCTTCAACACCGGGAGATCATATCCGATAATGTTATGACCAATTAATTTATCAGCTTTCTTCATAGCTTCCAAAGCATCCTCAAGACAATCATAAGAGGAGAACTCATTGTCATAAAACCCTGACTGATTGGCATACAACTGTCCAGCTTTTGCTCCTACTACTGCCAGTCCTATACAATGTACCTGATCTACAGTATCTAGCAGACCATTTGTTTCTATGTCAAATACAAGTTCTAAGCTCATATTAAATCTCCATTAGGGAATCGTTCTTCCCACTCAGAAACCTTCGCAGTCAAGTTCACTATCGTCTTCTTCATTTGAGATAACACTCTCGCTGAGTCTACCTGATTCTGTACTGTAACTAAGACAGGTTGCAACCCCTGTCGTACTTCCCTTATACCTCGCTTTGAGGATTCTAACGATAGTCTCATTCTCTCCTTGTTGATCTCTTTCAAGTCCAATAACAAAATCGCTGAGTTGAGCAATAGCTCCACTCCCTCTAAGGTCTCCGATACTGATCTGTTTTCCATCCTCATGCCCCTTTCCTTGTGAAGGTCTCTTTAAGTGAGAGACAATAAACATTCCTACATTTAATTCTTCTGCTAATGATCGTAGCTTTGTCATAAGGTTATCTATGAGTCTTCTTTCATCTCCTCCTTCGATACCACTAACCATGATAGATATATGGTCAAGCACGATCCAATCCACACCACAGCTGCGAACAAGATAACGAATACGATTGGTAAGTACATCGCTGTTTAAGCTCCCCCAATGATCGTAGAGAAAAAGTCTGCCTGTAGCAAAAACTCTTTCCCATATTTCCCTCAAATATTTTTCCTCTAAATTATTTTGAAGGTGAAGCATAGAGTTGGCTTCAATCGACATGAAGTCCAGAGCTGCATTCCTTACAGATTCCTCCAAGGCTATGTAACCTATAGACTCACCTTTACTGAGGAAGTAGGAAGCAATCTCTTTGACTGTAGTTGATTTACCAGCACCTGTACCAGCACAAAAGGTTACAAGTTCACCTTTTCTAGCTCCTAAAGTTTTCTTATTAAGTCCAATCCAAGGATATTCGTGATCGCTAGGTTTGATTGGAGTATTCACTAGCTCCCATGTATCTTCTCCAGCTACTATCCCATCAGGTCTTGAGATAGAAGCATTCCAGATAGAGCTCACAATACTTGATCCTTGGTTAGCTACCAAGCATTCATTAGCATCTTTCTTGGGGAGTCTTGCAATCTTGCATTTACCGGGAGGGAATAGTTCTGCACATTCTTTTGAAGCTGATATTCCCGGTTTGTCCATGTCGAACATCAGGATTATTTCTTCAAAGTTTTCTACTAGCCACTCATAGTCTTTCTGAATAGCTTTCTTGGCAGACTGAGCTCCATTGGGAATGGAAACGGTAGGCCACTTACAGTTTTGTTGTTCTGCTACGCTGAGACAATCAATTTCACCTTCAGTTATCACTATCTTTTTACCAGTACCCCAAAGGTGTTTACCCCATAGTCCAGATACTTCGCCTAGAGTACGGAAGTCATTCCCTTGAAGTCGTACCTTCTGCCCTACTACGTTACCATGATCATCTTTAAATTCTGCAATCTGACAAGGCTTGTCATTATACTTACCAATAGAATAACCATATAATTTACAGGTCTTCTCAGAGATTTTCCTTTTAGTTAAAGCTTTGTATTGTCCTTTCGGAAGTAAGTTAGTAAATTTCTTTTTATTATTGGTATTGGATTGGGTAAATCCATCATCCCTACGAACAGAACTGCTAGAAGGCTGATAATAACCGCAATCCACTCCAAAACAATAACCATGTCCATCATCATACCTCGCTAAATTATCCTTAGATCCACATTTAGGGCAAGCTTCATTCCCAACCCATTTCGATGATCCATTCTGAGGGGATATCCTTTCTTGCGTATTTAAACCCATGCTTTTCACACCATTGTCCATAAGTTGTCCTCGATTCTTTATAGAGTTTCTGGTTTGGGTTAGTAAATATAAACCTGATATCTAAATCAGGGTGTTGCTTGTTTATCAGTAAATGTTTGGCTCTATCAGAAGCCAAGAATCTACCTTTGGTTTCTATGTATATTCCATATCTCTCTGACTTTGTTAAGTTATCTTTCTTCTTGTGTACTAAGTAAAAATCAGGTGTATAAGTTTTCTGATTAGGTATGTAGGGGATACGTTCAGGTTCATAGTACCATTCACATTCGGTACTTTTTAATCGCTCCCCAATTGCCACTTCTAACCCTGAACGATACCCCCTAGCGATACCATGCTTCCAATGCGGAGTGACTTTAATTTTCATGTTTCCCATACAAATCACTCGCACTAAGTAAACCTTTTAACATTGTTAAGGTAGTCTTTACCGTATAAAAACTGTCCAACGGATAAGATCCTGTATGTAATACTTGGTATAAATCTGCTACAAGTCTATGGACTACCTCAGGTTTACACTCTACCAACTTCCTATACACCTCCTCGGATTCCATTTGCTTGAGATCCTCATAACTTGGCATATTTAGAAGTCCTCCCCATCAACATCTTCGGGAGCATCCTTGCTGTCATTTACAACACTATTGGTAAACTCATCACCCCACTCAATGTTATCTCCAGAGGGGTCATGATACTCTACCATATCCAAGACTCTCACCTTTCGGAGTCTGAGTGTAACTCCACCCCCACCCTGATCGAATGGAACGGCTTGATAGGCAATCTTGATCTTTGATCCTGCACCTATAGTAGCCTCAATACGTTGACCCTCTTTGTCCAGTAAGACCGGGGATTGGGTGAAGCTTCCCTTTCGGGAATTAACAACTGACTTCATTTTAAACTGACAAACCATGTTACCTGTATTGTTCCCTTGGTCGTCCTTCTCAGGCTTCAAAGGGTTATGCTTACCTCCATTCATAAGAGGATTTATTACTGCACCTAACTTCCCTGATTCCTCTTTAGTCATTACCAATTTTACATGGTAAATACCGTCCTCATCAAAGCGTGTATCTGGCTTGTTAAGCCAAGGCCAAGATGCTGTACCTACTGGTGAAACGTGCATTGGAAATTGATTATTCTTTGCCATATTATAATTCTCCTTTGATAAAGTTTTCTGCACCACCGAATTCTGGAATCTTCTTGTTTTTACAATCTACTCTGATACGATCTACAATGTTCATTAACTCTGCTATTGTTCTATCCTTTCTGAGTTTATTGTTATACATACAGTTAAACACACTACAGAGAATTACATATTTCTCTGCTTTAGAGAATGACTGTAGGGTATCTACCACTTTCATCATTCCCTGACCTACATTTTTACCATCTACATTAGCTAAAAAAGAATTCTGCATTTCTTACTCCTTCTATTTTTAGCTTACCATATCCTTCAGGACTTGTCAAATTTATTTTTCCATTTTTTTCCTGTTCGTCCTTAAACCTTTGTAAAACATCCTCTTTATAGATCTCAATAAATTTTTCTCTCAAAACAATTCCAAGTTTCTCTATGTCAGGAGCATGAGTTCCAAAGCTGTCATGGACTACTGCAAAAGACTGTATATCCTGTTTATCATGGGCTTCTACGACAGTCTTCATAAGATGACAAGCATCCAAGCTATGTACAAAATTAGGAGCAATCCCATTGACCTGTTTATACTTATTCATTTTCTCTGAAGACCCACTCGCAGCCCATAGGGAAGCCATACGTCCATTGATAACCGTCTTAACCTCCGATACGATAGACTTCATATACTTTTGTTTTACCAAGAATCCTGTAGGTAAAGTCCAGTAGATTGGCCTATCCAGAACATTAAGTTCTCTAGCACAATCCTGTAGCCACTTCATACCGTATCTGGCAGAGACTACCACTTCACCTATAGCTTCATAGATAAACTTGGAGATATACTTACAATGTAACCACAAGTCTTCTCCTTCTTCTATCCCTTTAAAAACTTTCCCCTTGTCCTGTTGTTTCCTGATCTCCTCAAAGAGTTGATCTCTCATACCGTATAGAGTTGCTCCATAGGGAGTTGTCATTACAGGACGTTTCACCAAGGATCTATCCAAGTTATTTTTAGAGATCCATATTTCCTTGAGTCTTTTAGTCTCTGGATTGTTGTCTTTAGTTATTTTTTCAAGTGTAGCTTCTCTTACAATATCATAGATATCCTGAGGAGTTTCCCTATCAGTAAGGTTAACTGCTTCTCCTCCCTTGTCATCTCTCAGCATAGCGGAGAAGTGTTGTAATCCATTACAAGATCCATCTATAGTAATTGGTAGGTGAGTGACCCACTTGGTTCCCCATTTCCCTAAGTCCTTGACTCTTTCGTATTCAATACAAGCTCTAAGGAACTGCCAAGGTTTTGATGCTTCCATCCACCAGTATTCTGAGAGAGGATTCCTAGCTATCTTCAAGATAACATCCTCGAATTTCTCTACCCATTCTACTCTATCTTCCAAGGAAACTTTATCATAGCCGTAGCAGTTGGCGAGGTGTACTTGTAACCAAGGGATTCCATGATCTCCTATGGGTTTACCTTCAGAGAACTCCAGTAAACCTCTGGCTGAGTCTTCTCCCTGAGGGTTAAGGAATGCAGTATTGGCATACATTCTCCCTCTAAAATCCAAGGTGTGAGGAAAATAAAATGCTTTCTCATCTTTGAACTTTCTAGTCATCCACATAAGCTGAGAGAATTGTATACGTTTGGTTTTTCTTCTGACATTATCGGAATGAATAACAGAAGCTCTACGCTTCCAGTCTATTTGTTCTTCCTTGGTTCCTTTTTTGGGAAAAGGTTCTTCCATGTTTCTCTCATGGAATTCGGGGATGACTGAGACATTAGCTTGGGAGGTAAACAAGGCATCCATAACTTTGAATACAACTTTATTAACTCTCCACCCAGTTTCCTGTACCGTATTTACAGCATGATAAACCTCGGAGAGATCCCTATTTTCCAAGTCTTTTATA